TCCCCTGTATAAAGTGCCAACAAGATAAACAAACTTTGAAACCTATACCCTGCAAGGCTTTCGATTGTAGATAACCTTATCTACAATCGAATCACAATCCAACAGCCTTGCTGTTGACCTTGTTTGCTTTTTTACTCTACAGTTTTTTATTGTCCAGTCTGGTTTATTCTTTTATCTTTTTCCTTTATAAGACATCGACATTATCTACAAAGTCTAGAACCTTTACAGGGTAACGGTTTCGGTTGTCGATCACCCTATCTACAATCTATCTACAATGGTAACAGGTAAATATACTTAGTACATCTGCTCAGAAATAATTCTCCCACCCACTTGACTTTATTGGGAGAACGATCTACTATAGAGAAGTAAACAAAACACACAAGGATTAAAACAATGAACACTCAACAATCTAAGCTAAACAAATACCAGACTAGCCTAGCTAGATTAACTGCTCAACTAGCAGTTACTAAAGGTAATCGGAATAAAGCTAAAATCGTTTTAAATATATTAGAAATTGAATCAAATATTGAGTTTTTGTCCTCAACGATTAAAAATATGCAATCTTTTAAAGATGAAGTAGTAACATTACCTCAACCAGAATGGTTACAAAAGTTATCAATTCCAGAATCTACAAAAGAACGAGTCGTTAATACAATCAACGCCCTTGACTGTAAGATTGAAAAATTAAATAACGATATAAACGGAATTACATCTCAAAATCACAACAATATCTTAAACTCTAACCCTGCCGCTGACACTGGTGGTATTAGAAATCAATCAGACAGTAAGCGTCAACAGTTTGACGATAGACTATTCCGGAATGCTAAAAATGCTGTTAACGCATCAAAAGAAAGAGATACTTTAACAACACAGAAAAAACGGTATATCAAGGATATAAAAGAACGTCCTATCTTTGAAAAGGCATTAAAAACAGGTAAAAAATCATCGGGAGAATCCTATGATCGGGAGACAATGCAATTCATAAAAGATGAGTTAAAACTGATTAACGATAGAATATCTAAAATTGAGTTTTCAGTCACGACTCAAAAATTCAAGAAATTGTAATAAAGTAGTACAAACGTTCAAAAATAATTCTCCCACATACTTGACTTTATTGGGAGAACGATCTAAGATAAGAGAGTAAACAAAACACAAAAAGGATTAAAACAATGACTACCAAAGCACAGCAACTAAAGAAAGAACTAACCCAAGCATTCCCAGAGTTAAAGTTTTCTGTAAAAACTAATAAAAGTGTTATTGATAAGATTTCTGTAGATGTCAAAGGTTTAATAGGTTCTTCTTATACAATGTCAGAAATTAAATTGGTTACTAATAAATATCATAGCTACGTTTCAGATTCTCTTGATGGTGGATATACAGGAGATACTATTGTTAGCGTAAGTAATAACGACTTAGACGCAATGTTTGATGAAATTAAAGTAATGCTAAATATCGAGAACGAAAAATACGATCCCTATATTTACGCTGACCTCTATAAAGTGGCTAACAACGAGTTTTTTAGTGTACTTCCTGACGGATACTATGAAGAAAAAATAGCAGAAATAGAACAAGTCGATGAACCAAGCGAATACAAAATAGAATCAATTGTTTTTAATAGTTCTGTTTTTAATTCTGCTGATCAATTCATTAAACACATACAATCTTGGTACAAAAATGACCCTAAAAACTTGCCAAGTAACGGGCTATATGACAAAGTAGATTTTACAATTTATTTTGGTAATGGCAAGGAAAATCGAGATTACACTATGCGGTTATATGTTTCCCAAACCGATGATAATCCTTTCGTTTCCGAGAATTTACTTTATAATCATTTTCTTGCATTCTGTGAAGAGTTTAAGTCTCATCCTAGTAAAGACTTTTATGCAGAATTAGAATTTTTCTCGAAATGTGATTGGGGCAGTCAAAAATAGTTGACTTAAAATCTCAATACCATGAGTATTTACAGGATAAGCTTTCCCGTAAAGAATACGATGCAATTATTACCCTAGAAGCATTTAAGGATAAGGTTGCATCTATGCCAGTAAAATTTATCTTTCCTTAGATGGTTTTAAAATTCAGTGACCTAAGCAAGTCAGTAAACTGCTTAATTTAAGTACCTCACTTAGGAAAATCATGAACACAGAACAAACTGGATTTAAAAAGTTTAAAGCCAACAAACTTCGTATTTACGAAGATGGTTACATCGGTCCCCACGGATGGTACTGGGGAAGTCACACAATTGCTAGTTTTATAGCAAAAGCTATTCAGACAAAACACGGTCATAATATGACTGACGTTCTAAATTATACAACCATCTATGTCTCAGAGCTAGTTAAGGTTCCTGCGGGGGGTTTAGCTCGCGGATGTCATGACACACTCTACAGCGTGACGGCTTTAGTTGATTTGTCCCTAGAGTTGCCGACGGAAAAAGAGATATACGCCGCTTACAAACATAATAACGCCCATTTCAGCGGCGTAGAGGCTATAAAAGGCGGTTATCACTTTTATAGCATTTGGTAATAAGCAACTAAGTCAAAACGGGGATAATTCCCCGTTTCATATTAACACTAACAAAAACCACTATGATCTTAATCTTGTCCCTTAAATCAGAAGATTTTAAAATTTTAAAATCTTCTATTCAGAAAATCGACAACATTGGCACTAACTTAAGTCTTGTTAAATTACAAGATTACTCTGTATCAGGAATAGCTTTGACAAAAGTAGCTTTAATTTGCGATAAACCTCCTGAGATAATCGCAAAAAAAGGAATCAACTTTTCTACAGAAACAATTATTCCTGAAACTAAATATTGTGCTGCTTGCCTAGTTTTGGGTAAATTTACGGCACTTAATACCAGAAACAATTCTGGGTATTGTTTAGAACATCGAGAACTTGATCCCAAGCGAAAACAATCTCAGCATCAGCGCTACAAAAAAAGACGTAGTACATCTGCTCAGAAAAAAGATTCTCCCAGATAGTTGACATTACTGGGAGAATATCATAAGATAAGTATAGACAAACAAAACACACGAGGACAAAGTCATGACTTCTATCGAATTTTACGAGAGAGATACGCTTATTAAGCGCATCAAAGACAATTTTAATCAGGTTAGTCAAAAATATTTTTCGGGAAGCTACGGAATAGCAAACGTCACCGATAACGGTGATTATCTTACAGTCAGAGGACATAGTTTATTTGTTGGGGACTATGATACTCAAAAGCTTTTTGATGTTTTAGAGAATTATAGTCAAAAAGAGTACGAGCTTTCCTGTTACGAGATTTGGGATTGTCTTGATAATTGCAAATACACCCTTCCAGAAAATCAGGAAACTGAAAATGAGCTAAAGACCGATGATGAGTTATCTTTCTTTCAAAAACGACAAGTTTCGCTTGTTAATATGTTGTTAGGTGAACCTGTAATTACCAAGACCTCTATTTCAAATGAGGAACTATGGGAAAAATCCCAGCAATTAACTAATTTGGTTCAAGACTTAAAATGCGAAAATCTTGAATTGACTCAATCTCTTGAAGAGATGCACAATCTCAGACGGCGTGAGCTTAAAGAAGGGTCTGAGATTATTAACCACTTGACGGCTCGTATTTATCAACTGGAACAGGAAAATAAGCAATTAAAAAGCAGTCAATTAGAAGACAAACCAGAACCTAAATCAGATAAAAAACCGACGGCTAAAAAATCTAAGTTTAAACTGCCAGAAAACTTTGCTGATTACCAGCAAGAGTGCGACGACTTAATTGATGCCTTGTTTTGCTTTTACAATATCAAAAAAGGTAAATGGAACGGAAATATTCTCCAGTTTATCCTCACCCCTACCGATGCCGAGAAAGCAAAGCATTGGCTCTGTCCTATACCTGACAAGTGGAAAGCAGGCTTATATTTACAGTCTGGACAGTGGATAGTCGATAAAGTCAATTTGTCTGACCCTGATGAATGGTCAGACTGGTACATGGACATCTATGACTTTGCTGACGCTAACGACATAGAGATTAGTTAGCTTCTAGTTATCAGTTATCAGTAGTACACTTGTTCAAAAATAATTCTCCCACTTACTTGACTTTATTGGGAGAATGATCTAATATAGAAAAGTAAACAAAACACACAAAGGAGTCAAAAATGGCTACCATCGACAAAATTGATTCTCAACTTGCTGACTTACAGTCTGAAATAGACTACTTAAAATCTCAAATTGAGATTTTTCAAGCTAAGCTATCTGATCTAGAACACTTTAAAGCGCAAAAAAAAGCGCAAAAAGAAAGAGTTCAAAACAAAACCTCAAAAGTATTGACAGAAGCAGAGTCCCTAAATGTAGAGATTCCTTCAAAAGAAGAATTTGAAAAAGTCTATTATCAGGGCAGACTGACCGATCAAGAACGAAAAATCCTTTGGAAGCTCCCCTATCATTTGGAAGAGGCTATTGCTGAGGATCAATGTGTAACAAAATCTCGGTTATCTGGGATTAAAAGCAGTCTTTACAAAAAATTTGGGTTGCAAGGTACACCTTGTCAAAAAACCATAGCACTTAAAGCTATGTCTGTTACGTATCTTAGCTAGTCTCGTCGGGGTTTAAGAAATATTTCTTAAACCCCTTGACATATAAACATATACCTGTTATATTCGGTATATACCAAAAAACACAAAAGAGGTTACGATGAAATTTAGCAGACAAGCCCCCGGTCACTACGTTGCAACAGCAGAAAAAGTTGAAATTAAAAAAGGTGTGGGAATTGATCAAGATAAGTGGTTCTGTTATTTTCCTGATGATAAAGTATCTTACCGCCGTAGCTATGAAGCGGCTAAGGCTTGGTCAGAAAAATATATGGAAAAACTACAGACATATAAAGTCACAGTCAATGTCAATCAAGTTAAGACTGTCAAAAAACAAGCAACGACCAGTAAAGAACAGTCTTTACAACACAAGTTATCTCGCCACCTAAGTTATGTGGTAGGAGCAGAATCGTTAGGCTGTGTCAATACCGGACGCGCCGCTTGTATAGCACATTTATCTGTTAACGGAAAATCCTTTTATGTAGTCGGTTTTGAGGGTGCTGTTACTGACACCATTTTCGAGAGAATTATCTTTAAAATTAAAAAAGATTTACAATCTGGTTTATTCCAAGATTGCTATCAGACCAAAGTATGGGGTAGCGTTTCGGTTTTTAAAAGTTTCAAAGAAGCCGAAAAAGCCTATCGCAAAATGGATGACAAAACAAGAAAACAGAACGAGGAAGATCGTCAAGCAATAGCAGAAGCAAAAGCAAAAGCAAAAAAAGGAGACATAAAGGCTATGTTTACACTAGGAGATTATGGAGTTCTTTAATTGTCCCAAATGTCAATCACAGAGAATCTCTAAAAAAGGGTTCTCTGTGTCAGGAAAACAGCGTTATCGCTGTAAGGATTGCAATCATCATTTTACTGGCAATCCGGCAGGAAAACCTCCCCACCCTGATTCAACCGATAACGCCGAAAGATGTCGGCGTTATCGGTTGAAAAAAAAACAAAAAAACACTTGACACGAAAACATATACCTGTTATATTGGGTATATGCCAAAACACACAAAGGAGTTCACAATGAACCAATTTACTGAAAACCTGCTCAAGAGAGTAACACTAGAGATGGTAAGCTTACCAGCAGGTGAGTTTCTCATGGGATCTCCTGATAGTGATCCCGATGCTAGTGATGATGAAAATCCTCAACACCAAGTTAAAGTCAACAGTTTTGCCATCGGCAAATATCCCATTACTCAAGCACAATATGAAGCGGTAATGGGAACTAATCCTTCTTATTTCATAAACAAACCCCAAAATCCAGTAGAACAAGTTAGTTATGATAATGCCGTAGCTTTTTGCCAAAAATTAAGTCAAATAACCGGGAAAACCTATCGCCTACCCACAGAAGCGGAATGGGAATATGCCTGTCGTGCGGGGACAACTACTGACTATTATTTTGGAGATTATTTTGATGATTACTTAAAAGATTACGCTTGGTATAAGGGAAATTCTCAGAATAAAACTCATCCTGTAGGACAGAAAAAACCCAATGCTTGGGGACTCTATGACATGAGTGGTAATGTTTGGGAGTGGTGCGAAGATAGTTCTCTGCGGGGCGGTTCCTGGGGCTACAATCCTTATAACTGCCGTTCCGCGATTCGCTGCGACAGATACCGCCTCTGCAGCCCCAACTTCGATGTCGGTTTTCGGGTAGTCTGCGACAATTAGCCGAGTAATTTTAGTTATCAGTTATCAGTTATTAACCACAAATCAACAGAGGTAATTATGTTTCAATTAATCTTTGCAGAAGAAGATAAAGATGGCAATCCTAAAAACCAAACTTTTACTACCGGGGCTATTATATACAACAAAGAAGGAATACTTCAAGAGTATTCTTGCAATATAAATACAGAAGATGATGTTACCAAAATTTTTGAGTATTACAATCGACGAGACAAGTTATTGTATTTTGAAGCTATATGTGTTGAGACTGGTCAAGTTATTAAAATAAAGTAGTAAATCAACGGGAGTAATTGTAATTATGCTATCATTTCAAGAGTTTCAAGAACAAGTTTTAAAAGTTTTTAGTCCAAGTGAAAGAGAGTGTGAGTTTTGGAAGAGTTACTCAATTTTCTCGGCAAATGTTAATTATCATGGCGTAGAATATGTATCTTTTCGAATAGAATACATAATAGACGAGAAAGACTGCAATTGCGGGCAGTGGTTTATTCAAAAAACTTACACGCAAAATTGTAAGACTTTTTCGGATTCCTTAACTCAAGGCATAGGAACTATTGATAAACAAACCACAAAACGTATTAACGGTGAGTTACAACTTTTTTCAAAATTCAAAAAGGATGGAGAAACGTTAAATTTAAAGAATTGTTTGAGTCTTTAATGATAAATTAATATCTCACCACGAGACATAAGAGTCGACTATCCGATTAAGGATAGTCTAAAGTTGTTATAATAGCTGTAAGTTATCCTTACAGCTATTTTTTAATGATTAACTGGAATCTAGGAAAAGACTTAGCTACTGAAGCTTTTGGGGAAATGGTGTCCGAATTTGCCCAAGAAATTAACTTTCAGATAAAAGATAATAAATGGCCTTGGCCGCGGGAAACCGTGCGTCAAAACGGTAGTGTAGTTGGCTCACCCCGGAACATTGTGGATACGGGTGAGCTAAAAAATAGCCAATTTATTGAAGATGTATCCGATGTTTATAAAGTAATCGGTTACACGGCTGATCATGCCGCTCTTGTCCATGAAGGGTATCAAATAGAGCGTGACGATGGGACGGTGACAGATGTTCCCGCCCGCCCATTTATCGACACGGCTAT